CTATGGGACAAACAGTTTCTGGTGGTTTTGGTGGTGGAAAGACTCAGCTAGGAGTAGTAACTGATAAGAAGATTAAACGAATCGGTTGCCATAACTTTAAAGCATTAGTCGAAGAAAACAAACTTATTATTAATGATGCCGATACAATCTCAGAGATCTCGACTTTTATCGAGAAAAAGGGATCTTATGAGGCTGATGAAGGGTATCACGATGACTTGGTTATGCCGTTAGTTTTGTTTAGTTGGCTAACGACTAACTCGTATTTCAAAGACCTAAATAATGTAAACCTTAGAGAAATTATGTACAAAAAGCAGATGAAAGCGATTGAAGAGGAACTTACTCCGTTTGGGTTTTATGATGATGGTCTTCCAGAAAAAGCACCATTAAACTTCTAGAAATCGTGCAAAAACTAAATAAAGATGTAGACATGAATTTTGTCTAAAAGTAAAACTTATTAACAAGGAGAATTACAATGCCGTTTCAATTATCTCCAGGCGTTGCAGTCGTAGAAAAAGATTTCACTTCGATCGTTCCAGCCGTAGCCACTTCAATTGGTGCTACTGTAGGTGCTTTCCCATGGGGTCCAGTAATGGAACCTACTACAGTTAGTTCTGAGAATGAATTAGTTCGTAGATTTGGTAAGCCAAATGATAGTAACTTCCAATCTTTCTTCTCTGCTGCGAACTTCCTATCTTATACTAACAATCTCTTGTTAGTTCGTGCTGATGCTTCTGGTCTTAAAAATGCCGTATCATCTGGTACTGCAATTAAAATTAAAAACACTACAGAATATCTTGCTAGTTTCGTTCATGGCGAAGCCAATGTGGGTGAATTTGCTGCTCGTTATGCTGGCTCTAAAGGCAATGGCTTAACAGTTTCTATGGCTGATTCTGCTACATTTGATGCATGGGATTACAAAGATGCATTCGATTACGCTCCAGGAACTTCTTCTTATGCTACTAGCGTTGGTCAAGGTTCTGCAGAAGACGAATTGCATGTTGTAGTTATCGATGAAATCGGAACATTTACTGGTGTTGCTGGAACAGTCCTAGAAAAATTTGCATTCGTTTCTAAAGCATCTGATGCTAAGAAATCTGATGGTACAAATAACTACTACAAAGATGCAATCAATGCTCGTTCACAGTATATCTACTGGATGGATCACACTACTTCTGTTGGTGGATCTGGTGCTTCATGGGGAACTGCTGCAGCTGCATTGAATGGTTCTCATTACAAGTTGATGAATGCTGTAGTTACTCATACACTATCTGGTGGTGCTGATGACTACGCATTAACTGATGGTAACAAAGAAGATGCATTCGAATTGTTCTCAAACGCTGAACAGTATGATGTTTCTTTGATCATCGCTGGTAAAGCATCTGCTTCTGTTGCAACTTATGTTATCAATAATGTTGCTGAGACTCGTTTAGATTGCGTTGTGTTCGTTTCTCCTGAAGATGTTGATACTGGTGATATTATCATCGGTTCTACTTCTGATCAAGTTGACATGATCAATGCATACCGTAACGCTCTTCCATCAACATCTTATGGTGTTATGGACTCTGGTTACAAATATCAATACGATCGTTACAATGACAAATATCGCTATGTTCCATTGAACGCTGATGTTGCTGGTCTATGTGCTCGTACTGACTACACAAACGATCCTTGGTTCTCTCCAGGTGGTTTGAATCGTGGTCAAATCAAGAATGTTGTTAAATTGGCTGTTAATCCTAACAAGACAATGCGTGACAACCTCTACAAGAATGGTGTAAATCCTGTTGTTACATTCCCAGGAGAAGGTACTGTTCTGTTCGGTGACAAGACTCTTCTTGCTGCACCATCCGCATTTGATCGTATCAATGTGCGTCGTCTATTCATCGTTATGGAAAAGGCTGTGGCTACTGCTGCTAAATTCCAGTTGTTTGAATTCAACGATTCATTTACTCGTGCCCAATTCAAGAACTTGGTAGAACCATTCCTCCGTGATGTTCAAGGTCGTCGTGGTATTACTGATTTCGTTGTTAAGTGCGATGAGTCTAACAACACTGGTGAAGTTATCGATCGTAACGAGTTCGTTGCCGACATCTTCATTAAACCAAATCGTTCTATCAACTTTATCACTCTTAACTTTATCGCTGCTCGTTCCGCTATTAACTTTAGCGAAATCGGTGCGTAATAGAGAATAAATAGAAAAGAACAAGGAGAATTAAATGGCAAATATTGCTGACTTTAAAGCGCAAATGATTGGTGGCGGTGCTCGCCCTAATCAATTCCGTGTTGAATTAACTTTCCCATCTTATGTTACATTAGGTGTGGTAGCTGGACAGCGTGCACAGTTCTTGTGTAAAGCTGCACAATTACCTGCTTCTACTATCGAAACATTGCCTGTTTTGTATCGTGGTCGCCCAATTAACTTTGCTGGTGAGAGAACATTCCAACCATGGACTATCTCAATTTACAATGATACTACTTTCGGTATCCGTAATGCACTAGAACAATGGCAATCTGGTATTCAGAACTATAACACTACTAATGGTCGTGTTAATCCTACTGACTACCAAGTTGACTTGTCTGTGTATCAGTTAGATCGTAATGGTGCAACTATCAAAGAATACAAATTCGTTGATGCTTTCCCAACACAAATCTCTGCTATCGGCTTAGATTACGAGCAACAAAATGCAATTGAAAAATTCGATGTTGAGTTTACATACAACTTCTTCACTTCGAATACTGGTGCAGCTGCTGGCTTCGGTGTCAATATCGGTATTGATACTCCAGTTGGTAGTTTCCCACTTTAATAATTAACTGAAGGTTTTTACATAATGCAAATTTTTGGATTTGAGATAACTCGTAAGAAAGATGCGGAACTACCTAGCGTAGTTCCTCCATCTCCAGGAGAATCAGGTGCCACCGTAGTAAACACTGGCGTAAATGCTGGTGGTTACTATGGCATGGTCATGGATCTTGAGGGTGTGATTAAGAATGAAAACGACCTAATCCGTCGTTATCGTGAAGTTGCACAATATAGTGATTGTGATTCTGCAATTGAAGATATCATTAACGAAGCGATTGTAGCTGATGAAGATAAAACATCAGTTGAAATTCGTTTGGATGATGTTAAAATTTCAGAGCCAATTAAAAAGAAAATTCGAGAAGAATTTGATAATGTACTTGGTTTGTTTCATTTCAATGATCAAGCACATGAAATCTTTCGTAACTGGTATATTGACGGAAGATTATATTATCAAGTCCTTATTGATGATGCGAATGTAAAGAAGGGTATTCAAGAGTTACGAAGAATTGACCCTCGTAAAATTCGTCGCATTAAAAACATCAAACGAGAGAGAACTCCGCAGGGTGTTGAAGTTGTAAAACAGATTGAAGAATACTATCTGTACAACGACAAGGGTATCACTGAGCAAACAACGCATGGTGTTAAACTTGCATTAGATTCAGTGGTCTATGCTCCATCAGGATACATGGATCCAAATACTGGTATGATGATGTCTTATTTACATAAGGCTATCAAACCAGTAAACCAACTAAAGATGATCGAGGACTCCTTGGTCATCTATCGCATTTCCCGTGCACCAGAGCGTAGAATTTTCTACATCGATGTGGGTAATTTGCCGAAGTTGAAAGCAGAGCAATATGTTTCTGACATTATGAACAAGTTTCGTCAGAAGATTGTTTATGATGCAACTACTGGCGAAACAAGAGATGATCGTCGCCATCTATCAATGATGGAAGACTTTTGGATGCCTCGTCGTGAAGGTGGTAAGGGTACTGAAATCACTACTCTTCCAGGTGGACAAAATCTTGGTGAGATTCAGGACATCGAATATTTCCAAGCAAAACTATATCACGCATTGAATGTTCCAATCAGCCGTTTACAACAGCAACAAGGTTTCAGTATTGGTCGTTCAACAGAGATTAGTCGTGATGAAGTTAAGTTTAATAAGTTTATTGTTAGACTTCGTAAAAAGTTTTCTACACTGTTCTCACATGCATTAAGAGTTCAGTTGATTGCCAAGGGTGTTATCACTCCAGATGATTGGGCTGACATCGAGCAATCTATTAAATACGATTATATTGAAGACAATCATTATAGCGAATTAAAAGATTCTGAAATTCTTCAACAAAGACTTTCAATGTTGCAACTGATGGATCCTTATATTGGTAAATACTACTCTATGGAGTGGGCAAGAAAGAATGTTCTTCGTTTGGATGATAAAGAAATTAAAGACATCCAAAAACAAATCGATAGCGAAAAAGAAGAACAACTTGATATTGCCACAATGCAAGGTGAGATTCAGCAAGCAATGCAGCAACCAATGATGGATGCTCAAATGCAACAGCAACAAGATGCTATGGCTCAACAGCAAGATGCACAACCGCAACAAGACCAAGGTGGTCAAGATGAACAAGCATCTGAGCAAGACACACAACAAGAACAACCTACAGCAAAACTTAAAAAAGTAGCTAATGGTTGGCCAAATTAAACTAGGAGATTATTATGAATGAAACAGTACAAAATTTAGTTGATGCAATTAAAGCAGGTAATGCTATTGATACAGAGCAAGCATTTGCTGCAGCCATGCAAGAAAAACTAGCTGGTAAGTTAGAAGACATGCATCAAGCAGTTGCACAAAGCATGTTCAAACAACCTGAATTGGCTGAAGAAGAATATGAATTGTCAGACGAAGAAGTTGCTGCAGTTCAAGCAATTCAAGAAGCTGATTTAAATGGTTTAACTGTTGAAGAATTAGAGTCTCTTGAAGAAGCAAACAAGTGGATCGCTGGTGCAATTAAGCATCCAGGAGCAGAAACAAAGTCTGCAAAAAGAGCTGGTATGACTACTCATGAATATGCTGAGAAGCATAAGGGTGATACAGGAACAGCTGGTAAGCGTGCTCGTTTGGCTTTGACTCTTTCTAAAATTGCCAAAAAGAAATAATGAACTATAAACAGTTTACCA